GCCTCGTGGCGCAACTGAATAGCGCATCTGATTACGGCTCAGAAGGTTACAGGTTTGAATCCTGTCGAGGTCACTAAGAGGTAACGTACTTCCACTCAAAGCGTTACCTTTTATTTTTAGTACGGTAATCCCATTTGTAATTATTCAAAAACGACAAGGTAAACGTCAATCTAAAAATAATTACATTATGGTTACAAAAACAATGGACGGGTGTAGCTACTCCGAACTATGGGTGTCCCCTGCCAACTGGCAAAAAGCTACTAAAAAAGACTTGGATAAAGATTGGTACGTGCAATGCGTTTTCTTTGACCCTCGTTTTGAAAAGAAATACCCTAAGGGCTTCCCCTATCGAAAAAAGGCTAACAGACCTAATACGATAGAGGAACGAAAGGCGATGATTTCTTTTCTTCTTAAAAACATTCCCCAGCAACTTGACAATGGTTTTAATCCTATCCTCAAAAAGTACGTGAGCGTTCACAAGGAGGGTCTTTACCCTGAATTACACTTTATTGAGGCTTTTAGGCGTGCATTGGAAATAAAAGTAGGTACTAAAAAGCACCTATACGAAATACAATGCGCTATCAATAGACTTGAAAAAGCGTGTGAAGCTCTCGATTTGCAAGCCGTTAAAATTAAAGACTTACGAAGGGTGGACTTAAAGCGTATGCTCGACTGGTTGCGCCTATCCGACAAATATTACAATAGGTTTGTGATATACTTTTCAAGCCTATACCGAGAGTTGATAGAATATGAATGCTGCGAAAGTAACATCACAAGGGATATTTACCCTAAAAAGGTGATTAAAGAAGCTCGTACCATACTTACCGCTGATGAACTTACAAAAGTGAAAAACCACGTACGATTTATTAATCCCGACTTTTATAGGTATATGATGATATTCCTATATTCAGGTGCACGTAATACAGAACTTTTCAGATTACAACGCAAAGATGTAGATTTGGATAAACAAGAGTTTGTAATACTGCTTGAAAAAGGCGGACAATACAAACGCTGTACAAAGGTGATATTATCCCCTGCATTAGAGTTTTGGAAAGAGATATGCAACAAGTGTAAAAGCAATAACGACTATCTTTTTGCACTTGATTTTGTTCCTAACAAGAAAATGGGTCATACCGAGATTGTTACCCGCTTTTGGAAGCGACACGTAAAGGATAAATTAGGTATTGAAGCTGATTTTTACGCCCTCAAACACTATATGCTTGATAATTTGGACAGCGATACGGCTATGCTTTTGGCTTCACACACAAACCAAAGCACAACGGCTATATATCAAGTAAACAAAGCTAAAAGGGAGAGAGAGAGGTTGAAACAGTTAGAAATACAGATATAGAAAAAGCCCCATTACGGGGCTTTTGTAGTATTTTTAGCAAGTATTTTTAGCAAGTATTTTTTACTTAGTATTTTGCCAAGTAAAAATATTTTTGTACTTTTGCGCTATCAAATGAATGAATTATAACTATGGATAAAAGGAGAAAAACAGCTGATAATGAGTTAAAAAACACTCAAAAATACTATAAAACATCAGAAGGCACTACAAATGTAATGAAAGTATCTGTTACTTACAATGGTCAAGTATTCTCTAACCAAATCTCAATGGATAGTATAAAACAAGCGTATAGGAAAGCGTACGAAAAGGCTTATTCATTATGAGTAGAAAGTATAATTTTATATACTCTAAATTAGTAGAAGATAATGATGACGTTGTAGGGCATATAGCATATTCCCTGTATAAGAATGAAAAAATAGAGTTTATAGAAACTTTTAAAGAAAAACACGGAAGCGAACCTACAGAATTAGATTTAGAACCTTTTCATATATCATCTTGTACTAATGGAAGTTTGGAGCGTTTTAAACGAATGGCTATTGTGATATTACAAGAGTTTACAAATGAATTGCTTGGAAGGACTATAAAAGATATAGAGCATAATGTAATATCAAACCATAAGAAATACCTAAGAGAAACTGTAGATGAAATTAAACCTCCAAGCATAGGAATGTCTTATCTACACGGCATTTTACAAAGTGTTTTAGGTGCTATTCTTTTTTTGTTACTTATGGCAGGAATTATATTTGCTTTTAATCTAAACAAAAAAGGAACTACTATATCTATTAATGATAGTAGTATGAATGTAGAACAAACGACCATTAAGGATAGTATAAATGCCAATAAGAAATGAAAAAAATAGTATTATTACTGATTGCCCTGCTCGCTGTGGGGTGTTCGAAAAGTGAGGAGAAAATAGTTCCTGATGATTTGAAAGTTTCTTGGACATATATACAAGACAAAGGAGATGAATATAAAGAAAAATATATTAATCTATCCTTTACGTACGATGAATATTTACTAATTGTCATAGAAACAGGATTAGAAAATGGAAAATTTCAAAAGGTATCACGCACTGAAAAAGGAAAGTTTTCATATAGCTACCCTAATCTAACACTAAAAAGTAGTTTAGGGGTTGAAATAAGAGGAATTATTAATGAAAAACGAGACGAACTAACATTATATAATTTTCGTAGCATCCTATTTATTCCAAAGACAAACGATATTACACTTACGCATTGATAATAGAAAAGCCCTCTTAATTGAGGGCTTTTCTATTATCTCATTTTAATTCCTCTTGTCTGCATATCACTTAATATTGTCTTAACACCCGTAAGGTCTTTTCGCATATCGTGCAACTGAAAAGTGTTTACTTCAATTCCCGCAAGATGTTTTAACTGTTGAGCCGACATAGCGTGTAAGTTCTTCAAATCTTCAGAAAGGAATCTTGTGCGCTCAGATATTTGAATAACACCATCTTTTGTTTGTTTTTGTAGCTCCGTCATTAATCTAAACTGCCCGCTTAACTCCTCACCAGTGTCCTGAGACATTCTTGCAAAACCTTTCTCTACTGCTTGGCGTTGCTCATTTAGAAAATCGTAACCTAAATTACTACTCATTTCATTCCAATTTTTTAAGAATTGTTGCATTTCACCGATTTTGCCTTTCATCCTACTGGAAAATTCTGCTATAAGATTCGCAGTAGCATTAGCATATTCTTCACTATTAACATTCCCATCTCCCGCTACTTTGTGCATTTTCTTTTGAAATTCCTTAAAATCTTTCGCAACAAACAACTCATACATTAACTGCTTACCGAGTTTGCTAATAATGTTGCCTACCGACTTAGAAAAGTTTTCAAAAGCGTCTTCTCCTTTTTTTAACGAATCGACAACACTATCTATTATAGAAGTGCCCATTTCCCCAAAGGTTTTATTAAGATATTCATCAAACTTTTTTTGTGCTTCTAATGCTTGTTCATACTGTTGTATGATGGTTTGTAGAGCTTGTTTCCCTGTTCCTTCAAACTCCTTGTTATTAACAATGCTTTTAGCTAAGTTTACATCAAATTCTCCTGCTTTATCAATTAGTTGTGGATACACTGAAAGTAGACTATTATATTCAGTATGAGATTTTTTCCAAAACCAAGCTCCTGTAGTATAACTACCTGTTGCAATTTTAATATTCTCTAACCCAAGATAATCATCGCCTTCCCTGTTAGGTGACCGATATCCATAACTACGGAAACTTGTGCCAGCGTCCTCATAACGTTTTTTTAGATTAAAACCCATCCTGCGCTCTAAATCGTTCCACAGTATGTTGTATTCTTTTAAATCACTCAAAGCGTTATTGATGTCTTCCGTGCCGAATATAGATGTATTTTCTTTGTGTAACATCTTCTCTTCCCAAAGTAGTCGGTTGTATTCATTCTGTTGGTTTATTTTTGACTGAGCTATTTCTTGTAATTTTTTTTCGTGAGCTAAACGCTCTTTTGCAGCCCCCTCTAAACCTCCTACTCCTAAACCTACAACAGCCCCAATAAGAGCCCCCCAGCCCCCTCCTACACTTGCACCCATTTGAGCAAAAGAAAGAGTTTTATTAAGTAAGTTTGCTGTGTTTTGTAAAGTACGTCCTAATTTCTCTAATGATGAGTTACCTGTACTTTGTCCTAATCGCTCAAACTCTTGCCCTAACTGTCCAAATTGTCCTGTGATTGATTGTGCCGACGACAACATACCATTGAACGCTTCCTGCCATTCAGCGGTATTGGGTTTGGCTTTGAATAGATTTTTGATGTTTGTACCGAGTTTGCCAAAAACGGTATCGCTACGCTCGGCTGTCTCTCTCGTTTGTTCAAGTTGCTGGCGTAGGCTTTGGATATATTCTACATTGTCCTTATCGCTCATATCAAGGTTGCTCGCCAACTGGTCTATTTCAGCTTCTGCCTCTGCTATGGTTTGGCGTATTTCCTTGACGGTCTTTTTGCGCATATTCTCAAAGAGTTTAGCAATAGCTGTACCCTCTTTTTTGTAGAGTATATCCAACTTTTTGAGTTCTCGTGCTTTTTCGTCTTGTGCTTTTTTGACTTGTGGAGCATCTGCCCCTAATTTGGCTTGTAAGGTGGCTATATCGGCATTGTATTTCTCCTCAATAGCTTTACGTTGGTCGGTGTAGGTTTGGTACTTTTCTAACAAGTCTTTATACACTTGTTCTTGCTGAATACGTTGGTACTCAGCATTAGAAGCTAAAAGCACCTTTTCGTTTTCAGCAAGGCGTGCTTTTTCGGCATTGATAGCAGGAGTATTGGTATCAAAGGCTTGTCCCTTTTTCCATTTGCCTTGTGCTTCTGCTTTTTGTTTTTCGGTTTCGATGAATGCGTTTAGCTGGTCTTCTGAACGCCTTCTAATTTCCTCTTCTTGCTTGTCGTATTCCAATTGAATGATAGAAAGGCGTTTTTCCGCTCCGTCTTTCATTATTTTGATACGAGACTCTTCACGAGCAAAAAGGTCGTCTTGAATTTGGCGGTTGTGGTCTCTTTGAGCTTTTTCAGTGTCGAAATCAGGGAGGGTTTCTTTTTTGGTAGTTCTTTTTGGGGTATTGCTTTTGGCTGATAAATCATCTCCTGTCCCCTTCTTGTACTCTTCAAGAAGTGTTTTTAATTTAGCCCTTTTTTCGTCTAATTTATTTAATTCCTCAGTACTTACTTCCCTGCCTTTTTTATTTCTTGCCTCTGCTTTATTTATTTGTTTTTGTAGGACTAAAATCTCATTCTTCTTTGCAACGAAATCAGTAGTTTGCTTTTTAGCTTGTTCAATCATTTTTATATGTTCTTTGTATGCCTGATTGAAACGTCCCAACTCGTTAAAGTCGTATTTAAGAAAAGGATTTTGAATGTTGTCTGTTATCTTGAAATTACTACCTGTTGATGGCGATTTTTTACTATTATATGCGTCATCAATTTGCTTTCTTATCTTGTCTAACTCCGCTTTACTTTTACCATTGAGAGAGTTTGCAAATTGACTCACGTCAATACCTACTACAACATTTTGTTGTTTTTGGAGTACTAACTTGTCTCTTTCAACTTCTTTTATTAGACGGTTGATTTCTCTTTGAGTACTCATAGCAAATCGACTGTCATACGCTTGCATTTTTATCAACTTATCTATTTGTGACTCTTTAGCTTTGATTGCTTCTTGAGTTTTCCCTATTGCGTCACGAGACATATTTTCATTCATTGTCTCATAACGTCCATTTAAGTCTTTCAGTACTTGGGACATTTCTCTCAATACTTGATTGAGAGATGTGTATTTATCAAGCACGCTACCTGTGCTACTTTTTAACGCTAAAAAAGCCTTATTTCTTTCGTCCCACGATTTAGTTTCGTCTTGAATAGTAGATATTAGTCCATTAATTCTGTTTTTTTCGTCATCAATAAGGTCTGCTTGTTCCTTGCGCAATTGGTTGTGTCTTTCGGTTGCTTCAGCATTAGCGTCGGTACTATCTTTTAATATCCACATAGTTGCTATTAGTCCCCCTATAACTGTTGCAACTAATACATAAGGATTAGCAAGCATTGTAGCATTGAGAAGTTTTTGAGCTTTCTCCAGCAGCAAAAGCCCTCTGTATTGGGCAAGTTGTGCAACCGTCCAACCATTAGTAAGCTGAGTATTTAAAGCTATAATGGCATTATGTACAATAATAGCAGTTTTGTAAGTACCATAAGTGCCGATAAGCCCCGCTATTACCTTTCCTAATGTCTGATAGTTCTCTACTAAGAAAGAAACCGCAGAAATAGCCCC